GAGGTGATGGTTCTTCCGTTGAAGGCCAAATACAATTAAATTGCCATGCAAATAGCCATGGTCAAATTTTAAAAGCACAACCTCATAGTGAAAGTGTTACAAACACTATGTTATTACCAAAAGGTAGTAACTCAACTTTAGTTTCAGAGATTGCTACGCAAACTCTAACAAATAAAACAATCGGTGTAGGACAAGTAACAGGTAATACAAGAAATGCAACAGGCGATGGTTCAACAGTTGCATTTACAGTTACAAATGGTATGACCGTAAATAATACTTTGGTATTCATAAATGGTGTTTTCCAAAGACCAACAACTGACTATGCAATATCAGGAACTACTTTAACTTTTGGTACTGCTCCAGTAGCGGCGGATGTAATAACAATTAAGGAACTTTAAAAAAGGTATATAAATAGTATCATGGCAAACAAGATAAAAGATTCTAATATAACTCCAGGCACAATAGCGGCCGATAAATTAGCAGGTGGTATAACAAATTCACAATTAGCTGGTTCAGTTGCAGCCGATAAATTAGCAGGTTCAATTCCTAATTCAAAGTTAAGTAATTCAGCAATTACAATTAATGGCACATCTATTGCCTTAGGTGCTAGTGGTAATATTGTTGCAGGAACAGATTGGCAAGCAGTTAAGACAGGAAATTATACCGCTTCAGCTGGTGAAGGTGTTTTTGCAAATACAACTAGTGGAGCATGGACTTTAACTTTACCTGCTTCACCATCAATCGGTGATGAAGTTTCTTTTGTTGATTATGCAGGAACATTTGATTCTAATAATTTAACGATTGGAAGAAACGGATCAAAAATAGCTGGAGCTACAGCAGATTTAACAGTTTCAACGGAAAGGGCAGCTAACACTTTAGTGTTTACAGACAGCACTCAGGGTTGGTTGTTAAAGAATAAATAATGGCTGAATACAGAGAAATACACGGAGCAGAGGTAGATAGTATCGCAGGAACTTCTGGAGCGATTGAAGGTGAAATTTTTTATGATTCATCTGCTGATGCTTTTAAACTTGTAACTAATTCAGGAGTTGTTACTCTACAAACAGAATAGGAGTAAATATGGCGGATTATCAATATTGCGTTGCTACTAACACTGGAAAAGGTTTTATAGAAAAAGGAGATTGCAGAAGATTAAAACCAGAAAGTTTTCCTGGTAATCTTTGGAAAATACCTGCAAATTACAAGTTTTCTACAATGTGGATGAACAAAGTATCTGCAACGAGTAAAACTTTAGCTGAAGCACAATCAATAGTTGATGCAGAAGTTGCTCAAAAACAATCAGAATATGATGCTCTTCCTGAAGACGATCCAAGAAAAATAATAAATAATATTTTATATAGAACAAGACCAGGTTCAATAACATTAGAGGAATAAAATAAATGGCTAAATATAATGAATTATTCGGACAATTAGTTCAATACATAGGTTCTGATCCTTCTAATTTAGAAGAAGGAAATGTTTGGTACAACTCATCATCTAATGTTTTAAAAGCTAGAGCATATCAACAAGGCTCATGGTCATCAGGAGATAGTACAAATACAGGAAGAGGATTCATGGGAGGTGCAAGTTATGCAGCCACTAATGCCGCTTTAGGTTTTGGTGGAGATACAGGCCCAGCTAGAGTTGGTAATACCGAGGAATACAATGGTTCTTCTTGGAGTGAACAAAGTGATATGAGTACAGGAAGATCTGCACCCGGTTCTTGTGGCATTCAAACATCTGCTCTTGGATGGTGTGGTTATTCTGGAGGAGGTCTTACCTCGGCAGAAATATATAATGGTTCATCTTGGTCAGGAGGAACTGCTTATCCTGGAAGTGCAAGATATTTTGATGGTGGAGGAACAGGGGTATCAGCCAATTCTGCTTTTTCTTTTGGTGCTCACAATGATGCAGAAGCTTACGAGTGGAATGGTTCATCTTGGTCAGCATCTCCAGATATGCCATCTACTAGAACCTATGCTGGAGGATTTGGAACACAAAATTCTACGTTTATAACAGGAGGACAAACAGCTATATCCACATCTATTACTTATAATGGTTCATCATTTTCATCAGCACCATCTATAAATACAGGAAGACAAAGATTTGGTCACGCAGGCACTAGCGCCTCCGCTGGAGTTATATGGGGTGGATCAACTGATTCTGATTCAGATGTTGAAATTAGAAACACTGAAGATTGGAATGGATCAGCTTGGAGTGAGTCTTCTCTTTTAGCTGTAAAAAGAGATCAGATTTCAAATGGCTCTGGAAGTGCATCATCTGCGATGAATGCTTTTGGAACAATAAGATTTCAACCAAACCCAACTGCAACTGAAGATTATGCAGGACCAGGTGTTGCAACACAAACAGTATCAACGAGTTAATAAATTATGGCAACTTATATACAACTAAGAGGAGTAAAAATACCAGTGGTTTCTTCAGATCCCGCTAATCCAGAAAATGGACAAATGTGGTATAATACTACTAGTGGACAATTAAAAGGTAAATTAAATAGTGGAGTAGTTGTTATTGCCTTTACATAGATCTTAATTAAGATTATAAGTATTTTTAATGACGAAAGAAAAACGAAATATACTTCCTTTAATTGAAAAGGAAACTCCAAATCTCAATAACATTCTTGACCCTGAAGATGTCGAGTCTTTTAAAGATTTAAAACTAGAATTAAAAGATACATGGACTAAAAAACAACAGTTTAGAACTGAAACAGAAATGAGATTTTCTGTATTAAATGATTTTAAACATCCTACAAATGCATCAAAATATTGGCAATGTGTTAGAGAACAAAATACTTATTTAGAAAATTTAATGCTTTTATCATTTGATGCTAGACGTGCTGAGATTAAATTAAAAAAATTAAAACAAAATTTAGAAAAAGAAACAGATCCTTTAGAAAAAGAGTTAATACAAATAGATATAGACGAAAAAGTTTTTGCTATTGCAACTATGCAGTTAACCGCAAAAGACAGAATGAGAGAAATAAAACTTTGGTCAACTTTAAAAAAAGAACTTGATGATGGTACTTTTGATACAAAAGATGTTAATACACATCAATTAGATAGTTATCATGAAGTATATAAAAATAGAGTAGGTAGTTTAACTCCTGGAACTTCTGAAGCTGAAGTATTTAATGCATTAGGACAATTTGAAACTATAGAAAGACAAAAAAGGGAAAAAGGTTTAATAACTAATGGATCAAAAAAACCAAAGTTTCTTGCAAAAAAACCAGAATAAGAAAAAATTATTTTTTCTTATAGGTTATCCAAGATCAGGTAATACTTTACTTACTTCAATATTAAATCAAAATTTAAATATTGGATGCACAGGTAATTCTATTACGTTAGAAATGATGGCAAGATTATATCTTTTAAAACAAGATGAATTATTTAAAAATTTTCCAGATCATCAATCTTACGATAATGTATTACATTCTATCTATGATCTATACTATAGTGATTGGCCACAAAAAATTATTATTGATAGAGGACCAGTAACGACAACAGGTAATATGGAGATGAACCAACTGCGTTTGTAAATAAACATGGTAACACTTTAGAGGAAAAATTAAATTATTTAATGAAACCTGGTGGAGCTATTCATAGACAACATTTAGCTATTGAAAATTCTTACAACTATAAAGATATGTGTTATTACATTAACTATGATGATTTAGTAACAAACACTAAACAAGTTTTTATAAATTTATACAAATTTTTAAATACAAATTGGTATGAACATGATTTTAAAAATATAAAACAATTTAAGAATAACAATGTTTCTTATAATGATAGTGTTATGGGAAAAAATATGCATAAATTAAAACAAGAAATTAAAAAAGAATCTAATAATTATATAGATCAAATACCAGAAAGTATTATTAAAAAATATGCAATTAGAACCTAAATGGAAATCTTTAATAGTTCAAAGTGAAGATCCTGTTTTTACTCCTGAACAATGTTTAGATATTATTA